CGCCGATGAACTAAAATCGTAACGAACCCGGAAGTCAGCATCCACATTTCCTTCGTTATCATAGTTCCAGATGATACGCTGCATCATCTTGCGGATACCAGCGTCACCCATAGTAAAGTCAGGTCCTTGATAGATTGCTTGGATGTTCGTTCCGTTAAATGTATCGCCTATTTCTTGCTGGTAAACGTATCCGTCGTATCCGCCGTGCAGTACAGTCTCAACGCCATTGATAAATCCGGTAGCACAACAAGAAGGCTTGATACCTTTAATATCGGAGTATTCCCAACCTATACCACCTTCAACACCTGCTTTAATTACGCCTATGACACCCGGTGCAGAACTTTCAAGCTGGGTATCGGCCGGAAAAAACAAGCGATACTGGCTCTTTTTACGGATAACAAGGGACGAAATACGGTCTGTAGAAACGTTATCCAAGCGGGGCTGAATTTGCTTTGACACAGTACCAAGTTCGATATCGTCATTCTTTTGTGTACCAGCAACAGTTCGCAAACCGTCAGGGGCTAGATAAATAAGGTCACCGCCGATTTCCTGAATGCTGAATCCGTCTACGCAACCGATGTTTCGGGTTACGGGTTGAACCGCAAAGTCTGCAACAGATGAACCTGTAACCAAATATATCTGGTCTTCACAAAAGACGAACAGCCGTTCACGAAACGATTTTATTCTGCGAACCGCACTTTCGAACCGAATAGACCCTGCGCCGTTAGCCGTGCTAAAGTCTGTTTCATCGTATGGTGCTGTAAACACAATCTCTTGCGGATTTGTGGACATACCACCGAAGAATACGTGGTCACGGAATATTGCAACAAATTGAGGGTCAGCAGGGGCACCTGCAGCGTTCAAATCAGTTACGGCAGTGTTGTTGTAAGAAGAAGCGTTGTTAGCCCCGTCACAAAAGATAACCTTTTCCGTGTTGTCAAAATTAAAGTTCGTAAAATCATAGCGACCAGCAGAAGTGCGGCCTGTATCAATTTCTGTCCAATACTGCGCTACAGGTGTGTTGTCAACATATCCCGCTGAAGTTGTACCGTTAGCACCGCGAGTACAGCCTGTAAACGTTGTGGCTGTTACGCCCGTGTAGGTGATTTGTTCTGTACCTATAAGCAAGGTACCTGTTGGAGAAAATCCCGTAGTAGAATCTACAGTTAAAGTCGTATCCCCTACCAGAACAGCCCCATTCAAGAGAGTAGTAGCACCCGTTCCCTTAAATACCTTTTCACCACGTGCAACTAAAACTTGGTCTTTATAGACGTGAATACCTAAAACAGCTTCGCTAGAAGAACTGGTTTGCGGAACTATGCTTGCGTTGTATTCATCGAACCCATTCAGACGACGGTAGCCACCATTGATATCCGGTTCAAAGTTTTGTAACTGCAAGGCAGAACCGGGGGGAATAGAGAAGGTATCCTTATCCAGTACCAAGCCGCCGCCTAAACGAACAACATAGGGGCTGAGTAGCGAAGTATCTGGCATTATACGGCCCTCATGTAATCCTTACGGTTAATAAGTTCAACACGCATACGGTTCAAACCCTGTTCGTAATCTCGCAATGCAAGCTGAGAAAACTGTGTGTCCGAACGAAGCATGTGCGTGTAGTAGCGTCCGCGATTAACTATAACGTCGTGAAATCTTTCGGGTATCACAGGCGTATCCGTTGCAAGCGTCATGTCTGTGTGTGTCGCATAGTAATAGTAGCGAACTGTATAGGTAGACGCATCAGGTACCGGAGATAAACCAATCTTTTCATCGGGTGTAAAATATACATATTGGGGCAGTGCTTGACTACCCCCTGTCGGATTGGTGTCTGCCTCGTTAAGCTTTTCTAAATATTCGTTGAACGAAAGGTAGGCTAGTTTCTTTTCTGCTGTGGTTACAGATTCCTGAACCGTAAAACTATCAAAGTCGATTGTTTTTGCAGTAGCAGGTTTAGTATATTCTGCTGTACCTGCTGTTGTGGTAATCGAACCCACTGTAACGGTAAAGGGCCATTCAACTTCAGAGTTGATAATGTCTCGCTGTGATTTGTTGATGAAGTCTTTTACGGAAGTCTGAATACCACGAGCCGAAGCAAGAGTGGTCAGTTCAACTTCGTTGACTTCACGAAGAACAGAATTGATGAGGTCAAGGTAGTTCATGGGTTACCTATTTGGGTCGTAAAATTCTTCTGTACTAATTGTTACTATTAAAGTATTAGCGGTGTTAGCAGCAACAATAAGCTTGTCACCCGCATGTAGATACAGAGGTTTATCTACTGTAAATACGGAATCAAACGTGCCGCCTGACAAAGAATGTCCAGAAAGAATAGTGTGGGTTGTTGCGTCGTCTGCGTGATACCATTTTAAGGTGTAATTTCGTGTAGACGAATCGTTGTTGCTGATTAAAAAATGCGCCACGTGTGATGAAAAATTGTTAGGTACAACATAGATATCTGTATCTGACGTAGTTGTAAGGTCTACAGATTCTGTAAAAAACTTACTGTTTCCTAATACCGGCATATTACTTTACTTTCCTATGACTACGTACCTTTTTAGCGATTTGTTTTGGTTGCTTTGAGACTTGTTTACCAGCCTTAGTTGCTTTTCTTTTAGCACGGGTGGTGGCTGCGTATTCCTTTGCCGAAAGGGCTTTAATAGCTGATGCCGGAAGATAGCGTTCACCCGTTGCTTTTGGTCCTTGTGTGGATGGTTTTCCACTCTTGGTTCTCCACTTTTGCTTGGTCCAAGCCTTTAAGCTACGTTGTGGTTTTTTAAAAGCCATCGTTCAAGTCTAGCACCTGCTTGTGCTTTTTCCAAAACCATCTGCCGATAGCAGAAAAAGGCTTGCCACAATACAGCAAACCCCAGCCAACGTATTTAATCAAACAGCGACGGGCTGATGTCATAGTCATCCTCAAGCCAATCAAGGGCACATAAGCGGTAGTGCGCTTCAGACCAGTCTTTAACAGCCTTGTCCATAGCCATAATGTCGTTTTTAGCGTTTTTAAAAACATATTCTGCTGTCTTCTTTTTTGATTCGTAAGTGTGGCGGAGAGCGTCTATTGCAAGTTTGTCCATGTCAGTCTCCTTCGAACCTATTATAGACTAAAATTTTAAATTAGTCAAGTTATTTCGGAAGGAAGATGATGAATGCAAAGAACAAAGCCATCCCAATTGCTACAACCAAACCAACCAACATGGAATTCTTGAGACCTTCCATCATTTCGTCGTGGGCACGTTGGGCTTCCATCTTGGCCTTGCGTTCGGCTTCCTTTGCTTCTTGAATGCGTCGTGCCCGTTCGTCAACTATTGATTGCCAAGTACCGGGGCCGAACCGCATATCAATCATGGTTCGCATTTCTTGAACCTGTTCTTGGGCGAGTCGTGCATCGATGACTTCTTGTGCAACCGACTTGATTCCGAACTGGTCTCCCAAGCTAACGCCAGATTTACGTGCCCGTTGTTGCTGAACCTGTTTTTCGCCAGTTAACAGGTTATCAATGTGCCCCGCAATTTCTCCTACGTCTTTTGCTGTTCCAATTGCAGACTTGATGCCATCTACGGCACTCTTCACCAGTGCGATACCCGCAAGGGTTTCTGCTATCATTCGGTTGCCTCATTTGTTCGTTGGTTTGCATATGGCTGTCATTTTTGATGTGCCACCGTCGGGGTTGGGAACCGACCTTTGTTGTGACAATCTATTTGCAAAGTACAAACACCTGTCGATGTCTGCAAATCGTTGGGTTTGGTTAATTACTTGTGTATTCATGTATACAACAAGTATGAATTCAATCACGGTATCCGCCGCCAGCAGCCTTGTACGCTTTTGCTAACATCTGGGCTTTACGGGCTGACCACTGCCCCGGCTTACCGCCTTTACCACCAGCTTTGATCTGGTTGAACAGTCGCTTTCTCAAGGCTGGCTTAGTATAGTTGCCAGCTTCATTAACTCTACTTTTGCTCTTCGTTTTAGACTGCGACGGTTTGCTAGTTTTTCTAACCCTGCCACCTTTCGCTTTCTCTTCAACACCCTTGATCTTGCCAGCATTGGCTGTTGCGTAGAAGACTTGTTCACCCTTCTTACCCCCGTAGGTTTGTTTCATCGAAGACATGATCTTTTGGCCTTTAGTTGTTAGGGGCATCAGGTAAACGCGACCACCTTTCCCTTTTTTATTAATTCAATAGCTTTATCTGAAGGTCTATCAGGCATGTAGATTCCTCCGGGTTTTTGAGGATTCGGTGATCTATGCATGTCGTACTCAATAGACCGACTTACATCGGATTTATTTTTTTCAGCACTTTCGCTTGCTGACCTACCCTTGCTCATCGCCTTGTCTCCGAACTACGATATGCACCACGAGGTTTTTGTGTGCGTCCACCGTATGCTTTTTGCGTTGTACGGTAGTCTGCGTAATCTTTTGCGCTGTCAAAATAATCAGGAAGTTCCATGCCTTGCTCTTTGTACAAGTCTTTAATTTGACCTATGTTATTTTCGTAGTATTTTTTGTGCATACGATAAGGTGCATCAGAAGGAAATGGTTTAGCTATACCCTTAACCTCTTCTGGTTCCTTTTCTCTTTTTGTGCTAACTTGACTTAGCCCTGAACTATACATAGTTGCCATTTAAAATTCTCCCGCTTTCATAGCGTCTGAAAGTTTCTTGGCCCGTCCACCGACTTGCCGTGCCCACTTCGAATCCATCATTTCAAATCCAGCAACTTCAAAATTGCCTTCGTGAATTGCGTTCCACATTTTCTTAAACTTACACAGGCGTGGTACACCCATGTTGAAGGCCATGTCCATCAGAATGAGTTGACGAACCGCATCCAAGTCTTCTACGCACGGATGAACCCGACACAGTTCGTCTTCTACAATCTTGATGTCGTTCATTGCAAGGAACCGTGCATCAGCCTCAGTAATGCCGTGCTGGTATACAGTTTCAATGTTTGGGATATCTAAGTAAGCAAGTTCTTCTTTGCTGATACCTCTGTCTTTTAAGTTACGACCGATACCAATTGTGTCGATACCAAGCGTGTCTTGATAGACGGTAAGAACCATGCCCTCGTGTTCGATTAATTTATCTAAAAAGTGTGATGTATTGTATTTCATGTTCCAATAGCCCCTACGATTTGACAGGTGTAGTCAACTGTCTTCCACCCGCCATCTGCAGGGATAGATTCGTGCAACGCCTTAAACTCAAGACACTCTGGTTCATTTTCGAACCACTGAATAGTTTGTTTGAAACAGGCATCTTCTTGCGTACACACGGTTAACATAAGGGACCAGATGATTGCTTTCATTTTTGTTCGTGTCCCATCCAAACAGCAAAGGCACCAGTCATGGCACCTATTACTGTAGAAACAAATGCTGTCTGCTGAGTAGTAGCTTCAGCCCCTAGAGCCATAAACCACTGTACTACCTGATAACTCATCACGGTCATTGCCAGCATCATCAAGCGTGGAAGTATTTTCCAAGCTAGGATTTTTTCCATCGTGTAGGTCATTTTTTACCAAAAAATTTTGTAGCTGAACGTACGCCAAAAGAAGCCGCAACGATGACTCCAAGTGAATATTGATACCATTCAGGCATTTTGTTGAGTTGTGCAAATCCATTAGCTACAATCTCTTCCATACCCGGAATAAACGCAAGGATGAGGGGAATACTAAAAAGTATGGTTAGCCATTCATCTTTCCACGAAGATGAACTGCCCTTTGCCATCTCCAAGTCCCAGTCGATTTCTCCTGTCGCTTTTTTTTGCATCACGATAGCTTCAGCTTCTGCCTTTGCTACACGTGTTTTTGCTTGGGCTTTCTTTTCTTCGACTTTACCGTTTAACCAAGTTCCGGCTAGGTCGGCTATCGGTCCTATAAGAAGATTTAGCATTTCCACCGCTTTCGTGCTTGACGCAACCGACTATTAGGGTTGGCTGCTGCTTTAGGAAACTGTTTCATCTGTCCGGCAGAACGTGCACAGAAAGACTTACGACGCTTGGCATCTTTGCTTCCCGGCTTCACTTTTCCCGTAACTGCTGTTTTTAGTTTGCTTCCGGGATTTTTCTTTCTGTATTCTTTTACACCTTTTGCAGTCATTCCTGCACCAGACTTGGTAGGGCGATAGTTTGCACCCTTACCTGTAGTTGTCTTACGTATCGGTGTTTCTTTTTTACGTGGCATAGTGGGTTTACCCCCGGCAGGGATTACTGCTTATATCATAAAAAATTAAAGGTGTCAAGGGGGCAAGTTGCCCCTGCCCCCCGACAGTTATTTTACGAGAAGGTTACTGTCTGTGCAGTTTCTACACCGCCAGTACAATCAGCAAAAATTGCCCATACACGAACAACGGCGTTAATTGCGCCAGTTGCAACAGTTAGGTCAATTGTGTCTGCAGTAGAGTACATCTTAGGTGCAGTCGTAGCAAAGATAGGAGTTTCCTGACCAGCCGCTGCAGGAGTCGAAGCAGCAACAAAGCGGTCAGCATCCGTACCATCACCAAGAGCAAGAGTACCAGAGTTGCCAGCAGAGTCTGCTGTTACAACATTGATACCTGCAGCCAAAACGACTGTGTTCGCAGGAACACTGATTACCTCAAATACGTCAGCAGCAGCGTTGGTAGTTGCGCTAAAGTCAACAACTTCTGCAACTACGCGAACACCTGCTCCATGTGCTGGGAAGCCAGTAGTACCAACACCAGTAATAGTATAAGTAGCCATTATCTAGTCTCCCTTACGCAATTGTATCTACGACGCCACGAACGAGGGCTTCTGGGCGAAGGACTTTACGTCCAAACACATGAAGACCACGAACGATGTCGGAGAAGGTTTCAGTTGACCGAACAACTTCGGTTTTTGCAATGTGAGATGCAGTTGCAACGGCTGACATGTGACCAGCCAATACAATTGATTCACCTGCAGCAGCAGTAACACCACTGATGCTAACTGCGTCAGTCCCACCAGTTACCAGAGCGGTAGACTTGTAGCACCTGAAGCCAGCAATATTGCCCTGCATGACAAGACCGTTACGCAGAGGTGAAGTGCCGTCGCCAGTTACCTGTACTTCAGCAAACTTTGCACCTGCACCAAACAGCTTTGCATAGAAAGCAGGAGCAGCAACGAACCAACGGTTCTCTTCTGGAACAGACTGTTCGTCAAGTTCTTTTGCCATTTCAAGCATCAGGTTAATTGCGTTGTCACGAGTTGTGTGAACAGCAATTGGTGTACCAGCAGTACCCAAAGCAGTGTTGGTTGACAACAGACCACCAGAAAGTGATGCGTCATCAGCACCAGCAATGCCAGCACCGTTAGCAATTGCTTGCAAAACGTTGAAGTCGTACTTACGCTTCAAAGAATAGGCACCTGAAGAAGTAGCCAGAGCCTCAAAGTTTACATGAGACTGACGCTCTTCGATGTCATCGATTTTAAATGCGAAAGCGTTGGCTTGGTCAACAATCATAGTTGTTTGGTCATCGGCCAAGTCTTGTGGGTTTACAGTAGAGCCACGTGAGTAGCTAGATACTGTGATTGTCGGTTCTTTGATGATACGAACCGTATCGCCAAAATTCTCAATTTCGCCAGCGTAATCGGTATTTGTGATGTCTTCAGCAACCGAAGCGCGACGGAAAAACTTAAGAACTTTTTGGCTGAAAATTTCCGGTGTAAAGTTACCGGAAGGCAGGTTATTATAACCAGCAGCGCGATTAAAAGCCATTTGCTTTTCCTTCCTTCATTTGAGGTTTAAGATTGATAGTCGATTCGCCCTTCAGCCCGTGCAGCGTCCAGTTCGCTTTCCAGCTTTTCGAACTCCCACGGTTTCATCTTGGCGATTTGTGAAGCTTTCCAAATCTTTTTATCTCCTGATGCTTCAGACGTGATGTCTTTTGCTTTAGGTGATTTAACTGCAGTAGCTGCAGCTTCATTAGATTTAGATTGTTTCTTCTTAGAGATACCTTGATCTGCTTTGTACAAATCTAGGACTCTAGAGGCCCAACGAGCGTCGGTATTATTTTTGTAGATACCGTCTGAAATACTTTCAGGCTGCTCTTGTAGCCAAGATAAGAACGTTTCATCTGTTTTGATTTCATCAAAGTCTGGATGATTGTTCAGCAGTTCGCGGTATGCACTTTGAACCTGTGATTCTTTTTCACGTTCCCGCATAACTTCTAGTTCTTGTTCTAATCCAGAAGATGTTTCTGCTGCTTTCATTGTAGCAATTGTTTCAACTACGCCGTACACATCAGGATACTCTTCACGGAACTTTTCTAGTTCTTCTGCGGTTTTGGGAAGAGATATGTTCTTTTTCGAACTTTGCTGCGACATTGCAGCTTCCAGTTCTTTTTCTCTTTCCTTAAAGCTTCGAACCTTATCATCGTAGTGACGTTTTAGATCATCATACCGTTTCTTGTAATCGTGATCTGATGATTCTTTTTTAGTTTCTACAAATGATTCGTTAGACTCTTCAGTCTCCGGCTCTTCTGCTTGTGCTTCAACCTCTGTGGTTTCTTCATCGTCGTCTTGGTATACCTCTTCTTTGTATTTACCACGATAAAGTGTTTCACTTCCGATTGTCCCAAAAGAATCATTGGGTTTATTTGCGCGGTGTCCGCGTACTTTCTTTGCCATTTTATTTACCTCATGTTGCGGGGCTACATG